CCATTGCATATTTTTTTAGTTTTCATTTTTTGCTCCTTTTTGGGTTGCTCATCAGTACACTCTTAAACCCTGAGTGTAGACACGGACCGAAGACCGTGTTTCGTGAATATTTATTTGATTGGCTGACCGTAGTCAGATATCCAAACACCGTCAGATCGTTGATAACATGGATAATGATTAATTACTGAGGTTGGTCTTTTAACCAATTCGTGTCGGTTAAGATATCGCTTTGCGTCAACTTTTGCTTCGTGCAAAGTTTTGTGAAAACTTAACAAAAATTTAGCACCGTTGTGCGCAACCTTAAATAATTGGTATTGACTACCGTTTTTTTGTATTTCTAAGCCAACAGGCTCTAATACATAGTTTAATGCGTTTAACATAATAATATGCTCCTTTTCCGAATACGTTATGTATTCAAGACAAGGCTAACTGAGTAGCCTTATCTAAAATACATAAAAACTTTTTTATTCGACTGTTTCCTTATCGGTGTCACCGATTGAACTCTTTGTTCTGAAGACTTGCTCTAAGCGTTTCAAGATGAAGTTTGGACCTCCACCCTAATTGGTTCGAGTTATCTACGCACTAAGGGGCGATTATATCTTGCCCAACCTTAGCAACCCACCGAGTCCGAAGACCCAAGAAACTTAATTCTTTGAGTGTTTTAGCACCTTAGACCCAATGGCTAAAATATCGTAAGCATTCCCCAAAATGGTAACTGGCTTATTGTCTTCTAGCGTGGTTTCTAAAGTATGGTTTGTCATTAAAAAGGATACTAATCATTTATATGATAAAGTCAAACATTATTAGATAAAAAAAGATAAAAAAGATAAAAAAAATGGTCATATTTTATTACTATTAATAAATTTATTGAAAAATAAGGGAAAATATGTAGGCCCTTTTTTTGCGTTTTTAGAGCGTTTTAAAGGGGTCTGTGTATGATTTTATTAGATAATTTATAATATGCTGTATGGCTCTTAAAACCGTTTTTTAGGCTATTTTGATTTTGGATATTTATAATATTTTATTGCAAATTGCGACACGGACCGTGAAACGTGAACAAAGTACGAACAAACAAAATACGAACAGAGTGGACCGTGGGTCGTGGATCAGGCATCACAGTACTAGGAGTTTTTTGAAAAAATAAAAATAAAAAATAAAAAAATTTTAAAACAAGTGTGATAGTGTCCGCTTATGCGTTTTAGCCTTATTTAGGTGGGTTTTACCCATCACACTTATGGTTTTTAGAAGTGTGAATAGTGTGATAGGTGGGTATTGATTTTACTGACTTTTTTGACCCTCTAGGCAATTGAAGACTTTTTGTAGATTAAAATTTTAAAAATAAATTACTGAAAAACTACTAGTACTAGAAAAATTATTTCGTAATATGTAACGGTATAATTTTTATGGCTGACGAGAAAAATCTTTATAAAATGGTAAAAGAAAAGCTTGAGGAATTTAACCCAATTAGGATTGAAACAACTACAATAAATGGCTTCCCTGATTTAATTTTATTCAATCGAAAAAAGAACGTTTTGTTTATTGAATGTAAGATCTGTGAACGTTCTAGATTGTTGCAGTCTTTAAGACCTCATCAGAAAGCGTTCCACCACAAACACAAACAAATTATGAACGGATTATTTATCTTGCAACGCTCTGTCAAAGAGAGAGCGTTTTTTCTGTATAGGTCCAAGGATATCGACTTCCTGTCAGAAAATAGCGAAAATGCACCACTTTGCACGGTCAAGGTGGGCGAACCATGGTCAACGATCAGTGAAATTTTGCATGAATACCACTAGATATAGATTAAACGCACAACGAACCGTGAATAATGGCGAAAAATATAGCGTTTCGGTGACCTATAATATAGATTATGCAACAATTGGGGTTAGGTACTTAGGGGCCACGGTCCGAGGTCCACAAATTTCGCAGACCCACCCCCAAAAAAATGGCCCCGGTCCCGCGGACCTGACCCTAGGCCTGGCAACATACACAGACTATAGGAGTGAAAAATGCATATAGACTACTCGAAGCTTGATCCGAATCAATTAAAGGCGATGGTATTGCTTAGAAGACGAATCGAACAAGAAGGTGCTCGTGGAAATTTCATGAGATTTGTCAAAGCAGTGTGGCCTGAGTTCGTTGAAGGCCCACATCACATCAAGATTGCGGAAAAACTTCAGGATTTCCTGACAGGTAAGAACAAAAGATTAATTGTTAACATGCCACCACGTCACACAAAAAGTGAGTTTGCCTCATTTTTATTCCCGGCATGGATGATGGGGCAAAATCCTCGACTAAAAATAATTCAAGCTACTCACACAGGTGAATTGGCTATTAGATTTGGTAGAAAAGTAAGAAATTTAATGAACACCAAAGAATATAGGGGAATATTTCCTGATGTTAACTTGAGAACAGACAACCAAGCGGCAGGTCGTTGGGAAACTAACCTTGGTGGTGAGTATTATGCGGCAGGTGTGGGTGGTGCAATCACAGGTCGTGGCGCTGATTTGTTAATTATTGACGATCCTCACTCAGAACAAGATGCTTTGTCCGAAACAGCCATGGATAATGCTTACGAATGGTATACTTCAGGCCCTCGACAGCGTATGCAACCAGGGGGAAGTATTGTAATCGTTATGACTCGATGGTCTGATAAAGACCTAACAGGTCAACTCATCAAAAAGATGGGTGATCTAAAAGCAGATAAATGGGATATCATAGAATTCCCGGCAATTTTAGAAGATGATGACGAAAAAAAGAGAAAACCAATTTGGCCACAGTATTGGAAGCTCGAAGAACTAGATAAAGTTAAAGCTTCTCTTGTTCCTAGTAAGTGGAATGCACAGTGGCAACAAAATCCTACTCATGACGGTACAAGTATCATTAAACGTGAGTGGTGGAACATTTGGGATAAACCCAATCCACCTGATTGTGTGTTCAAGATTCAAAGTTATGATACAGCATTTTCCAAAAAAGAGTCTGCTGACTACTCAGCTATAACAACTTGGGGAATCTTTGCACCTAATGAAGGAAAAGAAACCCATTTGATTTTGTTAAACTCAATCAAAGGTCGTTGGGACTTTCCTGAGCTTAAACAAGTTGCTAAAGAACAACTAGCAGCGTACCAACCTGAGAGTGTAATTATTGAAGCAAAGGCTTCAGGTACACCCTTGATACATGAGCTTCGGCGATTCGGTGTGTACGCACAAGCTTTCTCTCCGAACCGAGGTATGGATAAACATGTAAGACTAAATTCTGTAGCCCCTATCTTTGAAGCTGGCCATGTTTGGCGTACCAACGATAATTGGGCTATTGATGTACAAGAAGAACTAGCGGCGTTCCCTTATGGCGAACACGATGACCTAGTTGACGCAACCACCTTAGCTTTGTTAAGGTATAGACAAGGTAACTTTGTTACTCTTCATGATGATGAGAAAGACATGGTTCCAAGGGATATGAGAAAATATGAATACTATTAAAAAATTAATTAATCCTGAAGATAGGAGACTCAAACAAAAACTAACGCCAAAGCAAATGATCTTTGTTTACGAGTATGTTCACAAGGTTTTGCTCGGTGAGATATCCGCTGCCGAAGCTGCACGAAAAGCTGGCTATTCTCAGAATAGAGCTAGACAAACAGCTACGGACTTATTGAACCCCCACTTAAATCCTTTTGTGGTAGAAGCGATCCAAGAAATGAAACAAGATTTACATCAAGTATATGGCGTGTCCACTGCTTCTCATTTAGCTTCTCTTAAACAAATTCGTGACGAGGCACGGTCCAATAAGCACTATTCGGCGGCCGTGGCAGCTGAAGTAAACAGAGGGAAAGTCGCAGGCTTCTATGATACGAAAATCCAAAGCGACACACCTTTAGAGAATATGAGTAAGGATGAGCTCATAAAAGTTTTAGAAAATTACGATAAGCATGGTATAACTCACGATACAAAGTTAATTATTGACGATGATAAAGAGGCCATGACCCGCGGCCCGTTGATCGTGGAAGGAGATTAATGTTAGCACAGTTATTATCAAGAGCTACCCCAACGGTTCTCGGATCGTTGCTCGTGGGAACTGTAGGATCTGAACAAGCTAGTCAGATTCAAAAAGAACTAGCTTTAGGTAATATAACTTTAGATGATGTAGCTAACTTTATTACAAATTTTACGGCTTCACCTGCGGTGAGCTATTTAAAAGAAAAAGAAAAAACAAATCAAATAATTCCCAACGAAGAAGAAGACAAGAAACCTAACCTTCCTGAACCTAATCCGTTGGACTTGTTAAACTTATTAAAGGATGATAATAATGATCAAGATGAAAAAAGACCTTTTACAATACGCCAAGGAGAGGAAGAAACAAAACCAATTATTGGCTCAAAAGAAGAAACCACAAAAGTCGGAGAAGAACTTCTCGAAGGAAGACTTACAAACAATCAGGGAACAAATGTATTAAAAACAGAAGAAGGTTATACACTTGCTTCTGATGCTTTAAGAAATTTTTTCTCTAAAGTTTTAACTAAACAAACAGGCGAACCTAAATCTATTTATCAAAATATTTTAGATATTGTTAGCTTAGGAAAGACTAATGATATTTTTGATACTAAAAGAATCGGTAATTTTGAAAACCACATCTTTACAAGTATACCAACATTCAAAGAAACCCAAATAGCTACTGCTGATGCTGTTGCAAAATCTCTTCCTAAAAATGCAAATATTTTAGATATTGGTGGAACAGAAGGTGGTTTTGTAAATACTATTGCTGAACTAAGACCAGACATTAAAGGAATTGTTTTAGACCCTAATCCAATTGCTGAAAAAATTTTTGAATCACAAAAGCTTCCTAATACAGATTATATTAGAGAAGCGTTTACAACAGATCCTTCTCAGTATGATAAATATGCCTTTGATATTGAAGACGAAACTGAGCAAGGTATTCCTGCTAATTATTGGAATGCAAATGACTATGAAGATAAATCATTGGATGCTGTTTTTGAAAAGATGACTTTTCAATTTATTGACAAAGGTAGAAATAATAAAGTTAAATTAATTAGTGAAAAACTAAAGCCAAATGGTTTTGCTTTGTTTGAAGAAAAATTTTTTACTTCAAAAGAAGATCCTGTTTGGTTGGAAAATGAGGCAAAGAAAAACGAATTTAAATTAAAATACTATGACCCAAAAGATATTACTAAAAAACAAAAAGAAGTTTTAGAAGGAATGGATGAACTTCAGATAGGGTCTGAAGAATTTGAAAATATATTAATGAAACATTTTAACAACGTAGCTCAGTATTGGGATTCAGGTAATTTTAAAGGATATGTGGCTTCTGACAGTGCTGATACAATTAATAATTTTTTAGGGAACATGGTTAATTTAAATAGTGAATTCTCTAATGTACAAACTCCTAGGTTTGTAACACAAACAATTGACAAGAAACGAAGAGGTGGACCAATATCTATTCCTAAAATAGATCAGTTGTAAAACATTGATTACTTGGTATAAATAACAAATGGCGAAAAAATCTTCACCTAGTTTCAGAGCAGTAGAAAAATTAAGCATAGAAAATGCTGGATTGGATGCATTATTAAAATCTGATCCTTTATTCCAATATGGATATGACCCTTCGGTATTAGTGCAAAGATTTACTGGAGGGGATTATAGAACCACAGATTTTCAATCTAAAAATCAAAGTGATACTTTAAAAAAAACTTTGGGTAAAGTACCTGAACTCTATGAGGAAATAGAAAAAAGAGGTTTAGAAGAAGATGTCGTGTATATCGAACCAAAATCCGATATTAAAAATATTTATAGTGTCGGAGGATTAAAAGAACAATTAGGTTTTTCTGACAAAGAAGCTAATTTAGTAAAAGAATATCTAGAAACTCTTCCTGCTGAAAAAGCGTATGAACATGAATTTCAACACCGAGGCATTGAACTTCTAAAAGAAAATACAGATTTCGAACAAACTAAAGGCGATCATATGATGATGTATTCTGATTATGTAGAGAAGGCTGATAAAAAATATCAACCTGTTCTTCGAAAACTATATAATGAATTATTTGGAACAGATTTCTTTTCTAATAAAAAAAGAACAAAAGAATTATCTAATCTATTTGATGAAGTAAAAAATAAAGCAGTCGAAGAGCTGAAAAAAAGATATGATGTTAATGGCAAATATGCAGGAGGCTTTATCGATAAACCCTTGTATGATACTAAAAAAGATATATTTTAAATAACAAATGGCAGACAATATTGATAAAGCACTGTATTCAAACAATAGCCCTGATCTTGAAATAGTTAAATCCGAAACTGAAGTCGAGATTGACGGTCAAAAAATTCCTACTCCTGAGGGATTAGAAATTGAAATGGATGAAGAAGGAGGAGCAACTCTTGACTTCGATCCAATGTCCGCGATCCCTGAAGAAGTAGAATTTTATTCTAACTTAGCTGAAGTAATGGATGACAGAGACTTAGGTCGTCTCTCTGATGAACTATTGGCTGAATTAGAAAATGATCGTGCTTCACGAAAAGATTGGGAAGAAGCTTATACCAAAGGTTTGGATCTTTTAGGATTTAAGTATGTCGAAAGAACTCGACCTTTTGCAGGAGCAAGTGGTGTTACTCACCCTCTCTTAGCTGAAAGTGCCACACAGTTTCAAGCAACAGCTTACAAAGAATTATTACCGTCAGGTGGTCCTGTACGAACAGTGATGATGGGAGAAGAGACTCCTGAAAAATATGCACAGTCACAACGTGTACAAGATTTTATGAATTATCAATTGATGAACAAAATGGAAGACTACACTCCTGAGTTTGATCAAATGTTATTTTATTTACCTCTCGCAGGTTCTACCTTTAAAAAAGTTTACTACGATGAATTAATGGATCGAGCTGTATCTAAGTTTGTTCCAGCAGAAGATTTAGTCATTAACTACATGGCCACTGATTTAGATTCTTGTGAAAGAATTACTCACATCATTAACATGAGTTATAATGACTTTAGAAAAAAACAAGTTTCAGGTTTTTACAAAGATGTAGAAATTATTCCAGCTGAAGTAGATCCTTCTGAAGTACGAAAAAAATACAATGACATTGAAGGTCTTAAACCTTCTTACATTGACAAAGCTATTCGATTATATGAGTTCCACGTTTTTTTAGACCTTGAAGGTTTTGAAGATATAGGCGAGGATGGTGAGCCCACAGGAATTAAAATCCCTTACATTGTAACTATTGAAGATAGTTCTAGTCAGATCGTTGGTATTCGAAGAAACTACAACAAAGACGATGAGAAAAAATTAAAGAAAAAATATTTTGTTCACTATAAATTTTTACCAGGTTTAGGTTTCTATGGTTTTGGTTTAATTCATTTAATTGGATCATTATCTAGAACAGCGACAAAAATTTTACGACAATTAATAGACGCAGGTACGTTAGCGAACTTACCAGCAGGATTTAAGTCTCGTGGACTTAGAATTAGAGATGACGGTGAACCGTTACAACCAGGAGAATTTAGAGACATTGATGCACCGAATGGTGATTTAAGAAATGCTCTGATGCCATTACCTTACAAAGAACCCTCTCAAACTTTGTACAGTCTTCTAGGCTTTGTTGTTCAGTCAGGACAAAGATTTGCTGCTATAACCGACATGCAAGTTGGTGATGCAAATCAAAATGCTCCAGTAGGTACAACAATAGCATTATTAGAGAGGGGCTCAAAAGTAATGTCAGGTATTCACAAACGTTGTCATTATTCTCAAAAAAGAGAATTCAAATTATTGTTTGATGTGTTTGCAGAATATCTTCCTGACGAGTATCCTTATTCTGTAGAAGGTGCAGATAGAACTGTTAAAGCAGAAGATTTTAGTGATCGTGTAGATGTATTACCTGTTTCTGATCCAAACATTTTTTCTACTACTCAAAGAGTTACTTTGGCTCAAACTGAATTACAATTAGCTCAAAGTGCTCCTGATCTTCATAACATTAAAGAAGCTTACAGAAGAATGTATGAAGCTTTAGGTGTTAAAGATATTGATCAGATTTTACGAAAAGATTCCCCTAGTGCCCCTAAAGATCCAGCCACGGAGCACGCTGATTTACTCGATGGAAATTTATTAAAAGCTTATGAAGGACAAGATCACGATGCGCATATCCAAAACCATTTAATCTTTGGAACAAATCAAATGATCTTAGGCAATCCTCCGATGGCCATGAAACTTCAAAAACACGTTTTAGAGCATGTCTCTTTAAAAGCAAAAGAACAAACAATGTTCTTAGTACAACAACAACAAGTTCCTGAGGACCAAATGGATGCTGTTGTCGCAAAATTAGAAGCACAGTTTATGGCAGAGATTAAGCAAATGTCAGCTCAGTTAAGTGGTGCTGGTCAACCTGATCCTGTTATACAATTAAAGCAACAAGAGCTACAACAAGACGCTCAAAAAGATCAAATGGATGCACAAGTAGATCAAGCTAAATTACAATTAGACGCAGAGAAACTTCGTCAGAAGACAGCAATTGATCAAGCAAGAATTCAAAAAGATTATGACATTGCTGATAAGCGTGCAGAAGTTCAATACGACAAGATGACAACACAAACATTAAATCAGGAGAGACGAGATGCCCTTAACCAAAAAAGGCAGTAAAATAAAAACTGCAATGGAAAAAGAATATGGAAAAAAGAAAGGTGAACAGATTTTTTATGCTTCTAGAAATAAAGGAACTATTAAAGGTGTTGAAAAGAAGACTAGGAAAAAAAAGTAATAAGTACTATACTTTAGATATGAACAAAGAAACTGAAAAAAGAGTCCAAAGTATAATTGATCAAACAAGAGAGTTTGTACAAGGACAAGTTGATCAAGGTGTTAATTTAGTAGAATTAGCTCAAGTAATGTTAGCGATGAGTCGTGAAACAATGGTCGATGCTTATGGTGAATACATTGCAGATTCTTATATTTCTACTCAAATATCTAGGTTGCAAAAAGAAGAAAATAGTCTAACATTACACTAATGGTTAAAAAACTTACAAAAACAATACCACCCAAAAAGGGCCCTGTGTCTCAAGGATATAATATTCAACCTGGTAAGATTATGAAGGTTGGATCAGTTCCTGAAGATAAGAAGCACAAAAAAGGTTATGGAGTTGCTTCTAAGGGACTTAAATTCGAAGGAGTATTCTAATGAAGAAAATATGGGATTGGACTTTTGGTCTATGGAGTAAACTAAATACTCACGCAAAATGGATAGTCGCTATCGTAGTGGCTGTTGCAGTCTACCAATGGTGGATTGCATAAATCAATAAATGCTTTCAAACTTATTAGGTGGATCTTTAGTGGAGACTGTCGGTAAAGTTATCGACAGTGTCCACACCTCCGAAGAAGAAAAAGGTAAAATTCGAATTAAACTTCAAGAGCTTGAAAATGAAATTAATGCAAAACAAATGGAGATTAATTTAGCTGATGCTCAATCTACAGCTACCGATATTTCAGGTATATTGCAACGTTCTTGGAGACCTCTCATTGGATTCAGTGCAGCATTGGCCATATTTTTCGAGTTTGTCCTTAAACCTTTTATCGTGTTCTTTTTAGGAGTATTTCAGGTTGAAGTGGGACCACTTCCACAAATGAATATGGAACAATTGATGCCTTTAGTCATGGCTTTGCTCGGAATGGCAGGGCTCCGCAGTTTTGAAAAGGTTAAAAAAATTACTAAGTAATGCAAAAGTCTTTTGACTATTTGATAAAAAAAGAGATTAACGACAGAATTGAACAGTATAAAGACGATATACTGTCCAAAAACGTAGACTCTTATGATGAATATAAATATGCCCTTGGAAAATTACATGCCATGGAATTATTTTTAATTGATTATAAAGAGATTTTAGGAAAGGTGATAAAAGATGAGTAGTTTAATTTTACCTGAAGGATATAAGAAAAAACCTTCTGTAAAAGTAAAAGAACAGAAAGAAGAAAGTAAAGGTCCTGCCTTAGAGAGAATACCTCAAGCAACAGGTTGGAGATTAGTTGTTCTTCCTTATAAAGGGGTTGATAAAACCAAAGGTGGTCTGTATCTTACTGATAAGGCAATCGAAGAACAGCAACTAACCACTAACGTAGGTTTAATTCTAAGTGTAGGTTCTGATGCCTATGGTGATAAGGATAAATTTCCTAATGGACCATGGTGTAAAAAAGGTGATTGGATAGTTTTTGCAAGATACGCAGGATCAAGAGTTAAGATTGAAGGTGGAGAAATCCGTATTCTTAATGATGATGAAGTATTAGCAAAATTAAAAGATCCCAAAGACGTGTTAACAATTTATTAAGGAGAAAAACATGGCTGAAGAAAAAATGGTAGACCTTGATACTTCAGGAGAAGGTCAAGAGGTCGAACTTCAAGAGGAAGAAAAATCTACCGAGCAAAATTCTGTTGAATTAAAAGAAGATACAACAGAAAAAGTAGATGATTCTTCAGACGATGATTCTAGAGAAGATGGCTTAGATAAATATTCTAAAAATGTTCAAAGAAGAATTAAAAAACTTTTAGACAGGATAGAAAAAACTGAGCAAAGAGAACAAGAAGCTCTTCGTTTTGCAGAAAATGCAAAAAGAAAATATGATGAGTATGAAAAGAAAATCAGGTCTTTAGATGAAAATTATATTTCTGAGTACGAAACAAGAGTTAAGTCTCAGATAGAACAAGCTAAAAAAGCGTATCATGATGCTTTGTACAATAACGATGTCAATGCACAGGTTGAAGCTCAAAGAGCATTAACTCGATTGGCTATTGAAGAAGAAAGAGCAATTGCTTCTAAACAACAAAGAGAACAGTTATTAAAACAACAAGAAGGGTTAATGGCTGAAAAAACACAACCACAACAAACTGCACCAAGACAGCCTGATCCTAGAGCTGAACAATGGGCAGAAGAAAATAAATGGTTTGGTTCAGATGAAGCAATGACTTTTACTGCTTTAGCTCATCATAAAAAGCTTTTAAGAGAAGGATATGATCCTAAAAGCGATGATTATTATGAAGAAATAAACTCTTATATGAAGAGTCAATTTCCTCATAAATTCAAAGAAGAGGCTAAAGAGCCAAGAGAAAAAGCTCCTCAAACAGTTGCTGGAGCATCAAGAACATCAAAATCAAGTGGATCTAGGAAAGTAAAACTAACTCCTAGTCAAGTTGCTATTGCAAAAAGATTAAACGTACCACTTGAAGAATACGCAAAATATGTGTAGATTGGAGATAACATGGTAAATAAAACGCTTAGGTCTGATGAGACAAGAGAAAAGACAGCTCGTAAAAAAGGCTGGACAAGACCTTCATCATTAGACGCACCCCCAGCACCTGATGGATACAAACATCGATGGATTAGGGCCTCAGTTAGAGGTTATGACGACTATAAAAATATTAGTGGAAAATTACGAGAAGGTTGGGAATTAGTCCGAGCCGACGAGTATCCTGATTGGGAACTTCCTACTATCGAAGATGGTAAGCATGCTGGTGTTATAGGGGTAGGTGGGTTGCTGTTAGCTCGTATGCCAGTTGAAATCATTGAAGAGCGAAACGCTTATTACAGAAACTTGACCGAGGGCCAAAAGAAGGCTGTCGACAATGATTTACTGAAAATCGAGGATCCACGGATGCCGATCAGCAAACCCCAAAGGCAAACCAAAGTAACTTTTGGTTCAGGTAACAACTCGTAATCGGCACGGTTTGTTAAACGACCAATATTAACAACGTATTACAAAGGAGTAATATTATGGCTAACTTAGACGCACCATTCGGGTTTAGACCCGTAATGAAAGTTGGTGGCGGCGTTTCTAACCAAGGGCAAACTGAATACACAATTGCCAATGGTGAAGCATCAGCTATCTTTCAGGGTGATCCAGTTAAACTTGTTGCTAACGGTAACATTGATATTGCATCTTCCGCAGGTGATACTATTGTTGGTATTTTTAACGGTTGTTTCTACACAGACCCAACAACACAAAAACCAACTTTTAGTAATTACTATCCAGGAAGTATTGCAGCAAGCGATATCGTGGCACAAGTAATTGATGACCCAAACCAATTGTTTGAAGTTCAAGCAAATGGAACAATAACAGCTGCTAATGTCGGTGAAAATGCTGAGACATCTTACACTGCAGGTAGCACAAAATCTGGTATTTCAAAAGCTGAAGTTAACACTTTTGCATCAAATGCTAGCTCAACATGGATTATCGTAGGTCTTTCAAAAGATCCTGATAACGATGATACATCTTCTGCTAATGGCAATTTGATTGTAAAACCTAACCTTCACTTCTATACAGGTGGAAAGGCAGGGGTATAATCCATGGCTATTTCAAGAAGTCAACTCGTTAAAGAGTTAGAGCCAGGCCTAAACGCACTGTTTGGTTTGGAATATTCAAGGTATGAGCAAGAGCACAAAGAAATCTTTGATCAAGAGTCTTCTGACAGAGCATTCGAAGAAGAGGTAATGTTATCAGGTTTCGGTTCAGCTCCAGTTAAATCTGAGGGCTCAGGTATCTCTTATGATACTGCTGCTGAAGCTTATACTTCACGTTACACACACGAAACTATTGCATTAGGTTTTGCTATCACTGAAGAAGCAATCGAAGATAACCTCTACGATTCACTTTCTTCTCGTTATACAAGAGCTCTTGCAAGATCAATGGCAAACACAAAGCAAGTCAAAGGCGCTGATGTATTAAACAATGCATTTGCATCTGCTGGTGCAGCTGGTACAAATCCAGGTGGTGACGGTGTATCTTTAATTAACACACAACACCCACTTGCAGTTGGTGGTACTTTCTCAAACAGATTAGCAACTGATGCTGATCTTAATGAGGTATCATTAGAGCAAGCTTTAATTGATATTGCTGCGTTTGTTGATGAGCGTGGTCTTAAAATCGCAACTCAAGGTAGAAAACTTATAATTCCAAAAGAATTACAGTTTACTGCTGATCGATTAATGAACTCTGTTTTAAGAACAGGTACAGCAGACAACGACATCAATGCAGTCAGAAACATGGGAATGATTCCTGAAGGTTATGTAGTAAACCACTTCTTAACTGACACAGATGCATTCTTCATTAAAACTGATGCACCTAACGGTCTAAAGCACTTTGTTAGAACTGCTCTTTCCACAAACATGGAAGGCGATTTTGACACAGGTAACGTAAGATACAAAGCTAGAGAGAGATACTCATTTGGTTTCTCTGATCCTAGAGGTATCTTCGGAACTTCAGGCGCTGCATAATAGTTAAATAACTAATAAGAAGGGCGTATGTCTTTGACTGCGCCCTTTTTTTATGTCATATTATAATTCTAGCGAAACAAGTTACATAGACTGAGCTAGCAGACGGTATAGAGACTATGTAACGAAGGTCTATACAACCGAGGAGGTTTTATTATGGCACAAACTACATTTAACGGACCAGTTACATCCTTAAACGGATTTATTGGTGGTCCAAACGTAAACGCTGGCGGAAATGGCGCTAACGATACTCAACAGGGTGGAACAAACCCTTGGGCATATTCAAGCAACACAGCAATATACAATGGTACAGATACACTAAGCGCAACAACTAACGAAGGCGTCATGGTGTATGTTCAAGACGGAGCAAACGGTGCAGCCGTTTATGCTTTCTCTGACGGAACAACTTGGTTACGTTGCGATACAAGAGCGAACATATCTGCAAGCTAATATTAACAACTCTGCGGTGGGGAGTAATGTCCCCCCGCCTAGATA